AGGTGACGAGACACAGGTGGTGCTGCTACTCGCAAGAGTAGAATCGACTTACCAGTCGGGTCTCAGGCAAGGATGTAAAATTTACTACTGTAGTAATGCCCGTCCTTTGTTGGTAATACAGAATTCCAACCTCCCACCCCAATCCAATTAATCCTATTAAATCCGAGGTAATCAATGTCGTTTGCTAATCTTAAAAAGCAATCAAAATTAGGTTCTCTTACCCAAAAATTGGTAAAAGAAGTTGAAAAAATGAATAACACTAACGGTAATGGTGATGACCGTTTGTGGAAGTTAGAATGTGATAAATCAGGTAATGGATATGCAGTTATTCGTTTCCTACCTGCTCCTAATGGTGAAGACTTACCATTTGTAAAGTTGTACTCCCATGCCTTCCAAGGTCCTGGCGGTTGGTACATTGAGAATTCTCTCACTACTCTTGGTCAGAAAGATCCAGTTTCTGAGTTTAATACTACTCTATGGAATAATGGAACAGATGCTGGTAAAGATGCTGCTCGTAAGCAGAAACGTAAACTAACATACATTAGTAATATCTATGTTGTAAAGGATCCTGCTAATCCTGAGAACGAAGGTCAAGTATTCTTATATAAGTATGGGAAGAAAATCTTTGACAAACTAACTGCAGCAATGCAGCCTGAGTTTGAGGATGAGGAAGCAATTGATCCATTTGATTTCTGGCAAGGTGCTAACTTCAAATTGAAGGCAAAGAACGTTGCTGGTTATCGTAATTATGATTCCTCTGAGTTTACTGCCGTATCACCTGTATTGGATGATGATGATGCACTAGAAGGACTCTGGAAGAAAGAGAATTCTCTTCAAGAATTTGTTGCTGCAGATCAATTTAAGTCTTATGAAGATTTAAAGAAGCGTCTTGGTTATGTTCTTGGTAACAAAACCACAGTTCGTCAAGATGTAGAGACTATTGATGAAGATGATGATCGTGGTTCAGCAGAACAGTTAGTTACTGCTTCAGCTGGCGGAGGAACAGGAACTGTTTCTGATGATGAAGATGATGCACTATCATACTTCGCTAAACTTGCAGATAATTAATTATTAAATTGTAATTCTAGTATTTTCTGTTCGAATTAATTTATCATTAACATATTGAGATGACTTCTTATAAGTCATCTCATTTTTCATGTCTATCATAAATTGTTGTAAATATCTTTTCTTTAGTACATATATATTTTGTTTCTTTAAATTCTCTTCAGTTTCATATTCATAATTAGTTACACCAACAACAGTGTCTGGTATGGTTGAAGATTTCTCAACTCCATTATCAAAATATCTGATAGTATAATTAGAATCCACAACTTTACCTTTTGGTAGAACTATATTTCCAGAAGAGTTTTTAATTTCTTTTGTTTCGTAATGATGTGTATCATTGAGACCACTTAATCCATATTTTTCTTCACTAAAATTGTATATGTCTTTACTTGATAGTGGCCATTCATTTTTTATATTAACAATACCTGCAGATATTGTTACAACCCAATCTAAAGTTGAAGAACCATAAAGTTCTTCAGCAACTGTATCGGGTCTTGCACCATCTTTTATTACGTATTTGTTGAATACTGTAAAAACATTTTGCAAATCATCACGAATTTTCATTCGTCTGAATATATTCTTTGCTCTCATATAGGTTTTACTAGAAACCCTGTTAGATAATGGTGACTGGTATTCTAAGTCTGGAAGCTCTCTGAAATAACTCATTTTTAGTAACCTACTCCCTCATCTAGTGAAATATCCTCATAATCTTCTGAATATATTGGACTCAATTCTTGAAATGATAATGACAATCTCATTTTAACTGGTGTTGCATCAGCATAAGTTGCATAGGTTCCAGAATCTGTATAGTTAACTGCCATATCTTTTAATGCCATAACTTTAAATTTATGTAAGAATGGATGTTTTTTATTCCCATTTCTATATGTTAATTGGAATACATTTGGAGATTTAAGAAACAATCCTTCATTTCCACTTGCTCCTGTTCTACTTGCTTGCATATTTTTTTTAAATTCTCTAATCATTTTTTTCACGGTTAAACTTTCAGTCTCATCTCTTGGTGCTATTGTAAATTCAAATCCAAATGTTCTTAGAGTAACACCATTGAATAAAAGTTCTGAGTTTGGGTTTAATATTTGACCAGATTGTCTTGCTAATATTCCACCCAGACTTGTTTTTGTTCCAGGTACCAAATTCATAGCTGTACTAGCCATATATGAATTAAATAATTGATTACCATCAGAAGTTCCTAATGCATTAACCGTATCGGCTGAATCACTAAGTAGATCTTTACCAGTACCAATTAAACCTTTATTATTAGTGACTGCCTTATTAAAAACACTTCCTAAACCAGCTGCAACACTATTAATACTATCTTCACCCCAATTTGTTGTGTTATTATCTTGAATATTTTCTGGTATTGGTAAAAAAACTGTTCCTAAATTTTTTGATTTTTGATTTGCTTCATCTCCACTTTTTAAATCTAATGCATTGCTGTCAATTTCAAATCCAGGCGCTATGTATTCTAAGAATTTTATTTCTAGATAATCACTATCTCTATCTAATCTTGTATTTGGATAACGATACGTAAATGCCATTATTACTTTTTTAACTATTTAGACTAATTTTTGCAAAAGGTATCTCTCTTGCATCAGAAAGTTCATCAGTGTATATTTCATACATCTGTCCAACTACTTCATTCCATGTATATTGTCTCATCTCACCCCAATGATAATTTAATCCTTTAAATCCCCAACGGAATACATCTGTTACTGCTACTAATGGGTGAGAATCATATTGAATACCTGAAGTTTTGGGTATGTATATGAATGTATAATATTTACCTACTTCGGGTACTGGTGTTACAGAATCATTAAGAGCTTCCATTAATTCCATCATCAATTCTTCTGGGTCTTCTGTTCCTATAACACCATCTATTACACTTCTAAGTCTATTTTCTTTATCGTCTGTTGGATAACTATTCATCTCTTAATACCTAGTTCGTCTTCTGTTATTACTTTAAATTCCATTCCCCTATCAACACAAAAGTTTTTTGCTGCTTTCCATTTAGCTTGATTTTTTGCGTATTCATACACTTCATATAAATGATTTTTAGTTTTTCTTTTTTTAGGTACTGGTTTTATGCATTGTTTTTTGGGTTTAATTTCAATAATATATTCTTTAATTTTACCATTAGATTCTCTTACTTTAATATAAAAATCTGGGAAATATCTATGGACTCTATTATCAACAGGAGAACGGTAAGGAAGGGCAAGTATTTCACTTCCCCATTTTAAAACATTCTTATTGGAGTCACAATATTTCATGAATTTTAATTCCCAAAGTGACCTGTATATAATGTTAGTTGGGTCACCTTTATATTTGGAAAAAAACTTTGGTCGATATTTTCCTTTATAAGACATCTAAATACATTATAAGATAAGTAAACATAAAGTATTTAGATGGTGCGTCCTAAGAAAATAAGTGAATTTAAGTCGATAGTAGGTAATGTTGCTCAAACATCCCATTATCAGGTTTATTTTGATGGATTATCGAGAAATTTATTTGAATATCTTCGTAAAAGGGGAGTTGAGAAAAGATTTATTACTGAAAATGCTGGATTGTTATGTAATTCTGCTTCTATTCCTGGTAGTACATTAGCAACTGCTGAAGTAAATGGTAATTTTACTGGTGTTCAAGAATCATTTGCACATACTAGACTTTTTACAGAATTGGTTTTAGATTTTTATGTTGATGATCAATATAAGATGATTAAATTTTTAGAGCATTGGATGGAATATATTTCTAGTGGTTCTGAGGCAAGGAAAAATTCATTTTTCTCTAAATCGTCTCCTTCATATTTTTATAGGATGAGATATCCTAGAGGTAGTAGTGGATATAAGAGTGATAGTATTAAGATAGTTAAATTTGAACGTGATTATAATAGAGAAATAGAATATACATTCATAGGTATGTTCCCTAAATCATTATCTTCTGCGAATGTTCAGTATGGAAATTCTGATACTCTTAAAATTAGTTGCTCATTTAATTATGAAAGATATATTTCTGGTAAAGATAATAGTTTAAACATAAAGCGTGGTAATAGTGAGAATAGAATACCATTCTTTTAGATCTCGTATCGGTTCTCCTGTACCAAAATCAACTTTTTTTTCCAAAAATCGCCGGAAAAAAACGCCGGTATTTTTTTGCCTGTAGGGTTCGCTATAAATAAATACACTGATTTGTATAGCATATTATGCCTTTACCAAAGATTTCCACACCAACTTATGAGATGGTGTTGCCATCAAGTGGCAGAAAAATAAAATATAGACCTTTTTTAGTAAAAGAGGAAAAAATACTTATTATTGCAATGGAGTCTGAAGATCAAAAACAGATTACAAATGCAATTAAAACTGTTCTTGGTAATTGTATTTTGAGTAGAGGTATTAAAATTGAAAAATTATCTACATTTGATATAGAGTATCTATTTTTAAATGTTCGTGGAAAGTCTGTTGGTGAAAATGTTGAAGTTGTGGTTACTTGTCCTGATGATGGGAAAACACAAGTTCCTGTTATAATTCCTTTAGATGAAATTAATATTAAAAAACAATCAAAACATACAAGGGATATTAAGTTAGATGATAATTTGACAATGAGAATGAAATATCCATCATTAGAAGAATTTATTAAAAGTAATTTTACTATAGAAGATGGAGTTAGTATTACAGAGTCATTTGATTTGATTACAGCATGTATTGAACAAGTTTTTAATGAAGAAGAATCTTGGAATGCTTCTGATTGCACTAAAAAGGAACTTACTGGATTTCTTGATCAATTAAACTCTAATCAATTTAAAGCAATTGAGACATTTTTTGAAACAATGCCTAAATTATCCCATATTATAAAAGTTACCAATCCAAAGACTAAAGTTGAAAATGAAATTGTTCTAGAGGGACTATCATCTTTTTTTTCATAGGTATGGCGCACACTAATCTTACGTCATACTACAAATTAAATTTTGCCCTCATGCAGCACCATAAATATTCATTAACAGAGCTAGAAAATATGATTCCGTGGGAAAAGGATGTTTATGTTGCTCTTTTGCAACAATATATTGAAGAAGAAAATTTGAAGGCAAAGCAAAGTGGCAATTAAATTAGGATTAAAATTAAATATAACAAATATAAAGTCTCCGATTTTGGGGATACAATCTTCTATACCCAAAATTACTACTCCAGAATTAAAGACTATTGTTAGTCTTAAGAATCAACCAGCAAAACTTGTAGATACTGTTAAATCTGATATTAAGATTATTGATAGTGTAATTGCTGTAGAAAGGAAAGTAAGTAAATTGAAAGATATTATCGGAAAAATGAGAGATAATATATCATCAATGCGTGAAATTATAAAATCTAATGTAGAAACAATAAAGAATTTAGCTGAGGAATTTGCAAAATATTTATTATTAGATGCAGAAATAACAAAAAAACAAATTTTAGCTGAGGAAGCATTAAGGAAGCAAGATGATGAGCAAGATTTATCAGCAGAAGAGGAAAAAAATTTAGAAGGGACAGGAAAAAGAACACGTAAATTTTTATTGGGACCAATAGCAAAAGTTGGTAAAAAAATTAAAGGTATATTTTCTAAGGTAGTAGATTTTTTTAAATTAGTTTTTATTGGGTGGTTGGGAAATAAAGGTTTTGATGCAATTGATGCATGGAAAGCAGGTGATACGAAAGCATTGAAAAAAATACGAAGTCAAGTAGTAAATGCTTTATTAATTGTTGGTGGTACATTATTGGCACTAAATGTAGGACTTTCTCTCCTTCCTATTTTAATAACAAAAGCAGCCGGAAAAGTTTTTGCTATTGGAAAGGTTATAACTGCATTCTTATTTTCTAAAGCTGGATTAATAGCATTAGCAGCAGCTGCTGGTATTGGTGGATCGGTGTGGTTAATGAAACATTTTGGTAAAAAACTTAGTGGTGGTGAGGGATTTGTGGTAGCTGACGAGAGATTGAATGATATGAAAAATAAACTTTCATCAGAAATGACGTATGTTACTCAAGGACACAAAAGAGGGTGGAATGTTTATGAAAATGGCGTGGGATATCCTGTATCAACACATGGAACTGCAGAACAAAAAGCAGCAGTGAAGGAGTATCAAGATGAACAAAAAAGAATTGAAGGTCTTAGGAATGAGATGAATACTAAGCTAAATCAGGTTGCAAAAAATGTACCCAAGACTGGAACTGAAATTGTAAAGGAGTTTGGTTTTGTAGGACCTGGAACTGCAGTTCCTGTTCATTCAGATGAAGATAAGAAGATAATAAAACAAAAGAAAAAAGAGATAAGAGATGAGTATAACAATCTTATTCTAAAAGGTATTGCAAAACCAACAGTCACACCTAATACAACTAATAATCAAAAAGATGCACTGAAGTATTTTGAACAAATTCAGAATACTGACTTTACATCTAAATTTAAACAACAAATAGATCCCAAATTACTTGAATTTAATGATAATGATAAAACAGAAGTAGAAGTTGTTAGAGTTTCATCAAATCAAAATAGAAATCAAATGAATCAAAGTAGACCAAGTTCTTCTGTTAATGTTCCCGACATATCTACTTCCGATCCATCTAATTTCTATACAATGTATTCTCAAAATCAATATAATGTAGTAGTATAAGATGATAAAACCAACATTAAAAGTAACAAAAATAGGAAATATGTTTAATAAAAGGGTTAATTCTTTTATTAAGGGTGTAGTGTCTAAAAGGGGAAATATATTAAGAAAAGCTTTTTCATTAAAACTTGGATTTCGTAAAAAAAGAAAAGATAAGAAAAAAAGAAATGTGTTATCATCAACCTTTTCATCTATTAAGGATAATACTAAAAAAATAATATCTGCTGCTAAAAATCCATTTGATGCTGTTATGGAATTTCTTTCATTAATTTTAGTTGGATGGTTGGTAAATAAATTACCAATAATTATAAATTGGGTAACTTCCTTTATAGAGAAAATTAGGGGGTTTATATCTAAAGTAATGAAATTTCTTTCAAGTATAAAAAATATATTTACAAGTATTGTTGGTGTAATATCTGCTGTAGGAGAAAATATTGCAACCTTAGATTTTAAGGATAGTAATAGAAAAGTTGAAGATGCAATGAAAGAATTAAATCAAGCATTCGAAGGAATGTTAAATATTCTTGGTAAAGGAGAAGATGAAATTAAAAATACAACATCTGAAGAATTTGAGAAAATATTAGGAGACCAAGCTGCATCTGAAGCAAAAAAACATATAATGGAGGGAGAAAGGGATTCTACTGGTAAAATAATACCATCAACAGATCAAATTCGTATAGAAGCAGAACGAAAAAGAGGTGGTGATGCTACTATTGGTGGTGGTAATGCAGGTCCATCAAGTGACTCTGGTGGAACATCTGAGAATACAATTAAATCGGGAGAGTTGGATAAAACTCCGACAATGAAATTGCCTCAAAATCTTAAACCTGGTGAGACATATACTGGTCCTTTAATTGAAGTCTCATCTACCAATAAGGGTGAAATTATTAATAATGGTAATGGAAGTATATTAAATGTAGATGGTTCTGGATTACTTAGTTCCGCTAATACCACTAATATTGATGGTGTTTCAAATTTATCAAGAAAAAAGAAGAAAATAACAGTTGTAGTTGAAGATGATAGTGGTGGTAATAATGTTAGTGGTACTAATACTAAGGTAATTGTTGTAAATAGTAGTAGTAATTACAATAAAAATGTTGCTTTAACTAAATTGGGTGAATAATATGTCAGCATCACAACAATCTTTATATGAATTACTTTCATTAGAATCTAATAATAAAGAAAAAGAAGCACAGGATCTTAGAAGTGGTGCTGTTTCTATTGATTATTATGAGGATATATTTTCACCATCTGTTACTGCAAAAATTAGAATAATTAATAGTGTAGGTGTTTATAATTCACTACCTATAAGAGCAGGAGAAAAATTATCTCTTAAAATTCTTGATAGAGGTGAAGGTAAAAAAGGACTTAATTTTACAAGTGAGGATAAAAAATTATATGTTTCTAGTGTAACTGATGTATTATCAGAAAGTCAAAGAGAAAGTTTTTTACTTCATTTAGTTTCTAAAGAAGCAATAACTAATGAAACTACAAGAGTTCAGGGTAAATATACTGGTACTATTGGTAATCATGTTGACCAAATTTTATCTAAAATTATGAAGATTAAAAATAGATCTCGATACTATATTGATGATACTAAGGGGGATTATAATTTTATTGGAAATATGAGAAAACCATTTAGTGTATTGGTTTGGTTGGCATCTAAAGCATGTCCAAGCGATGGTAATGCAGGATTTTTATTTTTCCAAACTCAAAGTGGGTTTAGTTTTAGAGCTATTGATGATATGGTTAAACAAGATTCTAAGATGACATATACTTATGGTACTGCAAGTGAAAATGGTAATAATGATGATAAAATATTAAAATATGTTGTAGAGAGAAATCATAATTTGGTTGAAAAATTGAGATTGGGTATCTATTCCACTCAGAGAATGTATTTTGATCCATTAACTTTTGCTTTTACACAACCACAAGAAGGTACATATACAGTTAAGCCTTTTGCTGGTCTTGGAAAAAAAGAAACTGTATTTCCTGATATTGATGATACTAGTGGTCAAAAAGTTAATCAAGTTCCAACAAGAGTCCTTTCTGGTGTTATTGATAGGGGTACAATGGAACAAGGTGTTTCTCAAGAAACAAATGCAGAAGCAATGAAATATCAATCTCAATCAATTATGAGATATAATTATTTGCTTCTTCAATCAATTAGTATAACAGTTCCTTGTAATACCAATTTGGAAGCTGGTGATGTTATAGAATGTATTTTCCCCAATTCTTCTGGTAAAGGTGATGATCCTGTTGATGGTGATGTAAGTGGTAAATATATAATAAAGGAATTGTGTCATCATTTTGAACCTATTAGTTCTTTTACATCATTAAAATTGATTAGAGATACCTTTGGTTTGTATGGATAAGAGGAATAAGACATGATAGACTCAGGATTTAAAAGTAATTTTATTGGTAAAGATGGATTTAAATGGTGGATTGGGCAAATTCCACCAATATCTTCATGGCAATCTCAAGTTACTGAGAAGGGATGGGGAAATAGGTATAAGGTTAGAATTTTAGGTTATCATCCGTATAGTAAAGGCGATCTTTCTGATGAAGATTTGCCATGGGCAGGTGTAATTATTCCACCAACTGCTGGAACTGGTGCTGCGAAAAATTCTACTAATGTTAAACTTAGACCAGGAGATGTTGTTCTTGGATTCTTTTTAGATGGTGATGATGGTCAACTTCCTATGATTTTTGGTTCTTTTGGTAGAACAAATCAAGTTCCACAAGATGAACCTTCAGGGGCATTTATGGCTTTTACTGGTTATAGTAGTGATATGCCAGCAGCTGATAATGGTACTGATACTGGTGAGACTAATGACAAGCAAACAGACCTGACAACGGGTCAGCAAAATGTATTTGATAAGACGAAGGTAGCAGTTCCAAATTGTGATGATGGATTTTTGGGTGGATTATCATCTACTTTGGACAATCTTTTTTCAAAAGTTGGTCAAGGAACTGATATGTTAGAAGAAATTGCTTCTGCTACTAATAAAATACAAGGTTTAACTAATGGTCTTGTTTCTGGATCTGTGGAATCATTATATTCTGCAATGATTCCACAATTATCTGGTGGATTGAATATGCTTTATGAGGGTGTAGAGAAGGTATCTGGACCTTTGGCTGCCATTGCTGCACAAAAGGCTATGATTGGACCAATTGGTGCATTATCTAGTGGTTTAGGGTGTCTTCCTGGTAAAATTGTTAATGGATTGGGTGGTACTATTAGAGGATTATTAGAAGAAGCTTTAGGTGAAGTAGTTAATACAGGAGCATGTATTACAGAGCAATTTGCTGGTTCTTTATTGAATAGTATTAATGATGAAATAGCTTCTAATTTAGAAGGACCACTTTCTGGTGTTAGTAGTCTTCTGTCTAGTGGATTTGCAGTTAAAGATTTATTGTCTAGTTCTTCAGATACTATTAGATCTTTAAAAGGTCTTACTAGTTGTAATCAATCAAATCAAAATTGTGTTGGACAACCTTCAAGTAGATCTATTGGTGGTACTAATCTTAAAATGCCAAGTATTTTAGGTTCTCTTGATAGAATGCTTGCTAATGCAAATAAATCTTCTGCTGGCGGAAAATCATTTAGCAGACCTGATTGTTCTACTCCATCATTCTGTGGACCACCTGTTGTTAATATTTTTGGTGGTGATGGATTTGGTGGTGCTGGTAGGGCAATATTAGGTAAATTTACTAGTAATGTTGAAGGATTGTCAGATTTTACTTCAGATTTATCTAGAACTGCAAGTATTATTGGTGTAGAAATAGAGGATCCTGGTTCTTCATATTTTTATTATCCACCAATAGTTACATTTGAAGATCCCTGTAATAGTGGATATGGTGCTATTGGTAAAGCTGTAGTTGATTATGATCCAAATTCAGAAACATATGGTCAAATAAAAGATATTATTATACTTTCTGAAGGTGAGAATTATCCTGTTTCTAATGATAGTAATGAAACATTGAATTCTGATGATGTACCAATGGGTGTTATATCAACACAAATTATTAATGGTGGTAAAGGATATGAAGATGCCGAAGCAGAAGGATATAACTTAACTATTGACAATGGAAGAATTATATCTGTAACTCCAATAAATAATGTTAAATCCACTGATTTACCAAAAATTATTATCAAATCATCAACTGGTACTGGTGCAGTAATTAAACCAATTATTGGTAGATTACCTTTAACACCAGATGGTGAAGTCTTACAAATTGTAGATTGTGTAACTTAAAATGGCAGAAAGACCGAATAAAAATTGGGAACCTAGAAATTTCGAAAGTCGTGGTCCTAATGAATCCACTGATATTTACAACCCCACTATGGGAAAGGGTGGACCTGATGCCTATAAACATTTTGTATCAACTGAAGATGGTGATAAGTATGTTTCTGCGTTAAGTCAAACTGGAACTTTTCGTATTCATAATAAAAAAATGATAGAAATTGTTGCTGGTGAACCAACTAATGATAATACAGCAATATTAATTTCTGGTTTGAAGGGTAATATGGAAATATTAATAGAGAATGGTCAAGTAAAAATAAAAGGTAATAATATTCTTATGGATTCTGATACGGATATTACGTTAAATGCTGGAAGAAATATAACTTTAAATGCAAAATCGGGCATTTTCCTTAAATCGATAACAGTAAACGCTTCGGGAATGTTGGGTAATTTGGTTAGTTCGATTAAAAAAACATTTATGCAACAAGTTTTTGCACCAACTAAGGTCGGATTGGATTATCTTGAAAATCCTCCATTTGGGGATAAGTTTCTTAAAAATGGAATTACTGGTGGTGTAGAACTTGGTTCATTTATGGAAGAAACGATGGGTAATGTTGCTCCACAATTAGAATCAATGGCTGGTGATTTAAGTGGTCAACTTGGTGATATTGCAGGTGATTTGGGTGGACAATTAGGTGACATTACTGGTGATTTAAGTGGTCAACTTGGTGACATTACTGGTGATTTGAGTGGACAATTAGGTGATATTGGTGGTGATTTGGGAGGTCAACTTGGTGATTTAAAATCAAAAATTAAACCTTCAGATATTAGGGGTTTGTTTAAATAAATGTCAAATAATCATATTACTGTAACAGGGAATGAAGCCCAATTTAATGAAGACGTTACATTTTTAAAAAATGCTAATGTTCATGGAACCCTTGCATCTAGTGATGCTACTATTGGTAATTCACTTTCTGTACAACAACAAACTAATTTAAATCGATTATATGTAACTGGTGTAACTACATTTTTGGATGTAGTTAATTTTAATCAAGAGTTATCTTATGAGACATTAGAAGTTAGAGATAAATTAAATGTTGGTGCTGGTGGAACTGTATTTACTGCAAATTCACTTTTAAATCCAGGTAAAGTTGGTATAGGAAGTACCCAACCATCAGAACTTTTAGATGTTTTTGGTAAGGCAAAGATATTAGATTTAGAATTACGTAATCTATTAGTAACAGGTATATCTACATTTCAGGGTAATATTTTTATTGGAACAGGTGCTACAGTTGGATTTGGAACAACTGCTTATTTTAAAGATGATGCACATTTAATATTTGGTAATGATGAAGATTTAAAGATTTTTAGTTATAGTGGTGATGGTTATGTAGAAACTTATGGAAATAGTGATTTATATTTAAGAACTCAAGAAGATAATAAAATAAGTCTTGGTTTATCAATAGGGACATTTGGAGAATCTCAAGATATAGTTCTAGCAAACTTTGCTAAAAATAAGGTTGAATTATTCTATGATGGAAGTCCTAAAATTGAGACAACTAACCAAGGATTTACTGCTTTAGGAACAGGTTATTTTACAGAATCTGTAGGTATTGGAACATCTTTACCTTCTTATTCATTGCAAGCTGGAAATGCTACAAATTCTGTTATTATTGATAGTGGTGATGGTGTTGCAACAACAAGATTAGCAATAGGTCTTACAACACCAACAGGTATATCAAATGATAACGTTCTTGGTTATGAAAATTTAGTCAATGATGCTGCAAATGGACCTTTAAGACTTGCTGTAGATGGTAGTATAGCAATTGGTAGAAATATATATGACTCTGCAGGTTCTGTTGGTGAAAATGGATATTGGTTAAAGAGAAATGCTACTGGTGTTAGATGGGTAGCACTGACACCATCCAATCAACAAGGTATTATTATTCAGGATGAAGGTGTTGAGATTCCATTAACTGGTACTGCTCAAACATTTAGTCAAATAAATTTTGTACAGAGAAATAGCCTTGGATTAGGTACTGATACGTTAGTTCCTACAGCACAGAATCCTACCACTCCAACTGGTCTAGCTACAGTATTTACAAACGATTTCTGGGGATTTACTGGTACTGGTGATACTGCTTCTATCTTTAGAATGACAGATGTTGGTATTGGTACTACTAGTCCTAGTTCTTTACTTCATCTTTATGGTACAAATACCACTGAACTTCAAATTAGTAATGTTGCAGAAGTTGCTGGAGTTGGTACTACAGCAGTAAATTCATATATTAAAAATTTTGCAGGTAATTTAATATTTGAGACAGATACAACAAATACAGCACCTGATAGTTCAATTTTATTTAAAGTTGATACTAGTGAAAAAGCCCGTATTTTAGCAGATGGTTCAGTTGGAATAGGAACTGCAACTCCATTAAGTTTTGTAGACATTTATTCATCTTTCGGTGCAACAGATAGAGATTTATTTGGTGTAAGAAGTACTTCTGGAGGTTTGATAATTCAATGTTCTGATACAGATGCTGAAAATCCAGATTGGAGAATAAGGACATATGATAATGAGGATTTAGTATTTGCACCAGGTGGGACGGGTGCTTCTGCAGAAAAAGTTCGTATTAAAACAAGTGGTAATGTTGGTATCGGAACTTCTAATCCATTAGAAAAATTACATATTGATACTGGAGATATATTATTCAGTTCTACATTAGGTGGTGGTAATCCTAATTCAATTAAATTTGAATATGAAGGGCATCAATATGCAAAAATTTCTGGTGAAGGAAAAGATAATAGTGGATATGGTGATTTACAATTTTATACATCATCTGGTTCTGGTGAAACCAATCTTACCCAAAGAATGGTTATTACATCAGATGGTGATGTTGGTATTAATACCATTACTCCACAGTCGATGTTGGATGTTAGAGGTAATACTATAATTGGAATTGACCAAGTATCTGGTAATCCAGGAACAACAGTTGGTATAACAACTATAAGAGGACATCATGTTAATAGTGATGCGGATTATGCTCAATTATATCTTTCTAATAGTAAGAGTGCTGGTGGTGGAACTCCTCCAACTGCATCTATTAGAGCAGGAAGAGAAACTAATAATTATGGAACAAATTTAAGTTTTTGGACTAATAGTACTAGTAGTGCTGGAGATGGTTCAGAAAGACTTCGCATCGCATCAGATGGTAATGTTGGTATCGGAACTGATAATCCAACATATAGATTAACTGTAAATTCTGGAGTTGATGATATAGGAATTGCTCTTACTTCAACAGATGCTGGTTCTTATCTTTCTTTCCAAGATAGTGCAACTGGAAATGAGCAAATATATGCTGGTGCTTTGGGTAATGATTTTCAAATATTCACATCAGCAATAGAAAGAATTCGTGTTGAATCTGATGGTGATGTTGGTATTGGAACCACCAATCCAGAATCACGTCTTCATGTTCATAGTAATAGTAATACAAATTTATATATTACATCAGTCGATAATCAATCTGATACTCAAGTAGTTTTTGGTGATGGTGATGATTCAGATATTGGTAAAATACAATATGCACATAATGGTGATTATTTTGGATTTTATACAAATACTACAGAAAAACTTCGTATTCATTCAGTTGGTTATGTCAGTATAGGATCTACAAGTGAAAATCAGACTGTAACTGATAATACTTTATTGAATATAAATGGAACTGGTGCAGGTCAAAATATTGGTATTGTATTAAACAAAACAAATGCGCCTGCAAGAGCACATATTATTCAAGTAGCTAATACAACTGGTGATTTAGTATTTTATGATTATACTGGATCTGCAGAAAGGCTTCGTATAACAACAACAGGTGATGTAACAACCACTGGAGCATCTACTTTCTCTAGAGCAAATGTAGGATTTACTGCAAGAAAGGATGATTCTGTTTCTATAACAAGAGATGGTGGTACTCCTTTAGAGATTACTAGAACTACTTCTCAAGGAAATATGATTAATTTCCTTGATACTGATGCATCAACATATCGTGCTAATATTGGACTTAATAATAATGATTTGGTATTTGGA